TGGACCGCGACGACTTGGCAATCATCGCCCCACACCCCCGCCCGAGTTAGGCAATCCATGACCAGCTTGAGCAAATTGTCCGCATCTGGCCGCATGGCGTGCGGCTTGCCCCATCGCCCCGGCTCCCGCGTCGGCATGTCAAATCGGACCCCAAGCGACACCGGCCCGGACACGCCGCCCATCGACTGGACGGCCCGACGCGCCGCCGTCGTCACCGCCGCGCGCCACGCTTTGGCCCCGGCGCTCACGGTGGACACCACCCGCCCCCCCACGAAACGGGGTCTCGGTTGGGGCCTTGGCGTGCCCCTGACGTAGACGGATAAGTCATTCGTGTGCGTTGCATCTGCCCTTCCCCAGTCAACTGAATCGTCGGTACACATACCGTTTTCGGCATTTTCACTTCGTTTTCCCATTTCACTTTCCAATCCAAACAAAAAGGCCACACCATGTCAGACATTCCCGATCTCACATCCGATCTTAGGCGCTTGGCCCAGGAACGCCAACGACTAGACGGCATTAAAACCGCCGCCGTGGCCGGTATTCGCGCCATCGACTCGGAGATTGCGCGCCGCTACCGTGCGACCGCCGACGCGCGATATGTCTCTCTCGACAAGCAGCACGGCACGCTGACGATGGAAACAAACGAGGGCGTCACCCTGTCGGCGGAGATTCCCCGCAAAGTCAAATACGACAGCAACGCCTTGCTTGGCGTGGCCATTGCCATGCCGCTTGACCAAGCCCAAAAAATCTTCAAGTTTGAATTGACCGTTCCCGAAAATATCTATAAGGGATTAGCGGCGAACCCCGAGCTTCTGGCGAAGATTGATGCGGCCCGCACGGTCAGTTACGACGACATGAAGATCACCATCAAAACCAAGGAATAACCATCATGGCCAAGGAACCGGAACCATACCCGCTTGAGGAAATCACCCGGCGGCATGCGGCGTTGCGCCTCGCCAGGGAAGCCGAACACGCCATTCAGTCAGGCGCACGGGTAACGCGCGTCACTCCCGCCATGGTCGCGGAGTTTCATGACCACTGGCAAACCATCCACAAGATCCGGCCAGAGTCGCGCGCCCGCGCGGCAAAGGCTGGAGGTATTGCCCGCGCCGAGCAAGCCCGCGCCGAACGCCGGTTGCGGGCTGAGGGGTTGCTCCCATGAAAGTCACCGTCCGCCAACTGACCGACGAAACGGTATTCCGCCGCGCGTGCGAGATGACGCTGCAACCCGGACAGAAAAGCCGTGTCTCGCTTGCCCGAATGCTTGACGCCGAGCATTCGCCGATCCGCACGATCATGTTTTGGGTCGAGCTTCACGACCTGCCATCGTTCGTTTCGGTTCACTTGGTCCGCCACAAAATCGGCGTTGAGCATTTCGTTCAGAGCCGTCGCGATGACCGGTCTGGCGACGCGCCGGAAGCGGTAACACGGCTCACACCCGTTAATCACGGCCTGCTCATCAACGCCCAAGCGCTCATCACCATGTCGCGCAAACGGCTTTGCCTGCACGCGCACCGTTCGACGGTGGCCGCGTGGATGAGGGTTCGCCGGGCGATGCAGACGGTTAACCCAGCCGTCGCCGCCGCGATGGTGCCGGAATGCTCATATCGTGGCCGATGCCCGGAACTGCGTGAGTGCGGTCCCGGCGCGGCGAAGGTTATGGCCGCTTATGGGAGGGGCAAATAATGGACACCATGCCCGATTGGTACGCCGAATATCGCCGCAAGGCCGAGGCTGGTCAGCTTGACGCCCAACAAATCAAGCCATGCCCGTCCTGTGGGCATCCCCGCGTCTATTCGTACATGCTGACTAGCGGATGGTGGAAACATCAATGTGCTGGCTGCGGCCTCACAGGACCAGCGACGCCAACCGAAAGCATTGGCGTCGAAACGTGGAACGCCATACCACGACGAGAAGACACCCCTCCCGCCGTGCAATCGCCTTGGGTGTCGGTAACGGAGCGCACGCCGCCCTTGTTTCAAATTGTCCCAGTGCTGCGGCGTGGAGAACTCGGCGACATATTCTTGTCTTCGGCGGCAGTCCCGTTTTCGCCCAACGTCATCTATTGGCTCGATGCCGCGCTGGTCCCGATGCCGGAAGAAGTCAAATGACCGAAGCGTTGGCGCGCTTCGGCCCTAGTGACGGGGGACTGGGTTCTCGATCTACCCAAGAAAAACGGGCTGTGAAGACAGCCTGCGTCAACGCTGGTACAACGCCAACGTATGCCGCGCTTGCCCGCAAAATCAAGGATTAAAGAGGAAGAAGGACAAGTCAGATGACACCCGAAATCGCCAAAATCATCGAAGCCGCTCACCGTGTCATTAGCGGACCGCAGCGTCTAGGCTGCCGCCGTGAGGTATTGTCTGCGGACGTTGATGCGTTGGAAGCCGCGCTGATAGCGCATCACGAGACGGAACAAAAAGATGTGTACGTAATATATTCAGGATCATCGTCATGCCGATACATTGAACGAGTGGCGCTTGCTATTAAACACGCAAGAGGTGATTACTTTACGGCCGAACGTGCCGGTACACCTCTCCCATTCAGTCTCGACGCTCATCTTGCCCGCGCCGCCATCGCTGCGATGCGCGAGCCGACGCCAGAGATGCGTCAGGCGGCCTTCAATGCCGACAGCCATGAAGCGGAATGGAAAGCGATGATCGACGCCGCGTTAAAAGGGGAAACCCAATGACCGAGCAAACTATGGTCGAGCGCGTGGCCAGGACAATCGCCGGATCAAATGACGAAACCTATGGACTGCGCCCCATAGATGAGACGTGGCGTCTGTTTGTCGTAGAAGCCCGCGCAGCCATTGCAGCGATGCGCGAACCGACTGAAGGGATGCTTGACGCCGCATGGGCTACGCGACACGAGCCTTACGAGCCGCCGCACCCTCGTGACGTTTACGTGGACATGATAGACGCCGCCTTGAAAGGGGATAACAATGCTTAAAATCACCACCGCCGACCAGCGCCTCCAGGCGCGGTCGAAAACCAACATGGTCATCTTCGGCCCGAGCGGCGCGGGGAAGACCTTCTTGCTTCGCACCCTGCCCGAAAGCGGCAAAGCCACGCTCGCCATCGACTTGGAAGCCGGGCTTCTTGCCGTCAATGAACCGATCCAGGTAGGCGATGCGATCATCCCGCCTTTCGCCGGGGCCAGCCTTGACGTGCGGCGCGAGGCGGAGACCATGGGCGTTCATCCGTGGGAATTGAGCCGCGCTTTGGCTTGCGTGTTGTGCGGCCCGGACCCCGCCGCCGCGCCCGGCAGCCCGTACAGCCGCGAGGCACACGCGCACTATGTGTCTCGCATCGGCGACGCCACCGCCTTCGCCGCGTTCGACACTGTGTTCGTGGACTCCATCACCGTCGCCGCGCGACACGCCTTTTCGTGGGCACAGCGACAGCCCCAGGCGTTCGGCAGCAACGGCAAGCCCGACATTCGCGGCGCTTACGGCTTGTTGGGCCAAGAAATGGTTTCTTGGTTGACCCAGTTGCAGCACATCCCAGACAAGAACGTCATCGTTGTCGGCATTCTGGACGCCATCGAGGACAAGGATTTTCCGGGAAAGGTGGACTACGCCCCGCAGATTGACGGGTCAAAAGCCGGGCGCGAACTGCCAGGGATTTTTGACCAGGTTATGACGTTGGGCTTGTTCTCCCGCGATGACGCTGGCAATCTTGTGCTGGACATGAAGCGAGGGACCACGCGCGGCATGGTGTGCCGTGCTGATAACGGCTTTGGCGTTCCGGCCAAAGATCGTAGCGGGCGCTTGTCGCCCATCGAGCCGCCCAACTTGGCGGCAGTGTTTACCAAAATCAGCAGCCGTTAATCGGAAAGGTCAGACAATGAGCATGATGGACTTTAGCGCCGCCCCGGACAGCAGCGGCGGCAGCGATCTTATCCCGCACGGGCAACTTGCCTTTGTGACGATCAACTTCAAAGGTCTCAAGGGCAGCAAGTCAGGTGGGCGTTATCTGGACCTTGAGTTGACGATCAACGAAGGGCAGCCCTTCGCCCGGCGCAAGATTTTCACCAACATCGGCGACCCGATGTTTACCGGCAACAGCGACAAATACCGCGAAATGGGTATGTCCCATATGAAACGGATAATGGAGGCGTCGCGCTGGGGTCGCCGCGCCGGAGAGTTCAACGCCGACGCCTTCAAAGCGGCTGGAGGTTATACCCTGTCGGCTTTCGAGCAACTGCACGGTCAGACAGTGGCGATCAAGATCAAGATCGAGAAGTCGGAAGGCTTCCAGGACAAGAACGCCGTCGCCGATTATCTCAGCCCTAACCCCGCTTCCGGTTCGTTTAAGGACTGGCAGCGTCTCGTGTCCGGCCAATACAACGCCGTTGCGACCGCCCCCGCCCCGAGCATGGCGTTTGGCGCACCCGCTCCAGTTGCCGCGCCAGTTGCCCAGACGTGGGGCGCTCCCGCCGTTGCCGCTCCCGTTGCCCCGGCTCCCGCCGCGAACGGAGCCGCCGCGCCGACTTGGTTGCAGCAAGCCAACGGCGCAACGGATACCATCCCGTTCTAATCCGTTACCGCGTGGCGTCATCGGTGGCACCAGATGACGCCACGCTGGAGGGGGTACAATGCAATTACGATCACGACAAATCCTATTCAGCGACCGCGCGCACGCGGCGTTGCAGGCGCACGGGAACACGCTGGCGATTGCCCCGACAGGCGCGGGCAAAACGGTTATGGGCGCTCACATTGTCGGGCGTCAGAAACCCCAGGCGGCGCTTGTGCTGCAACACCGAGACGAGCTGGTCGCGCAAAACCGGCGAACCTTTGAAGCGGTAAACCCCAAGCTTACGACCGGCCTATATACCGCCGACCGTAAGGAATGGGGCTACAATGTCACGTTTGCGATGGTGCAAACGCTGGTGCGGAACAAGGAATCCATCCCGCCGCTGGACGTAATGTTCATCGACGAAACGCACCACGCTACCGCCGACAGTTACCGCCAAGTCATCGACGCGGCGTATAAACAAAACCCCGATTTGAAGTTGCTTGGTTTGACCGCGACGCCGGAACGCGGCGACAAGGCAGGATTGCGCGCAGTCTTCGATAACGTCGCCGACCAGATCACTCTAAAGGAACTGATCGACGCCCGGCACTTGGTCAAACCGCGCGCCTTTGTCATCGACCTTGCGAACAACGAACTTCAGAACGTCCGCAAGACGGTTTCCGATTTCGACATGGAAGCCGTCGCCAAGATTCTCGACAAGGACGTTATGACCGAAGCCGTCATCACGCACTGGAAAGAGAAAGCAGGCGACCGACAGACGGTAATATTTTGCTCGACCGTCGCCCACGCTCAACACGTCACCAGCGAGTTTCAGGCGCGCGGCGTTACCGCCGTCTGCGTTGACGGCGCTATGTCCACCACCGACCGACGCCGCGCAATCAGCGATTATGAGAAAGGCGTTTATCAGGTCATCGTGAATTGCGCCGTTCTTACCGAAGGCTGGGACGACCAGCGCACCGCTTGCGTCATCTTGCTGCGCCCGTCGTCTTACAAGTCAACCATGATCCAGATGATAGGTCGCGGCCTGCGTACGGTGGACCCGGCGCGGTATCCCGGCTTTGTCAAAGACGACTGCATCATCTTGGATTTTGGCGCGTCCTTGCTGCTGCACGGCGGCATTGAGCAAGACATTGCGTTAGACCGCCAAGGCGTCAAAGACTGCCCGAATTGTGGCGCGACGCTTCCGGCCCAGGCGAACGCTTGCGCGCTTTGCCGGTATGAGTTTCCCAAGCCGCTTGCCGAGCCGACAAAAGAACGCAGCGGCGAAAAGCCGGAAGAAGACCGCGACGAGCTGTCGCATGTCACACTGACGGAGCTTGATCTATTAGACGCCAGCCCGTTTGTCTGGAAGTCATTCTACGACGGCTGGGTATGGGTATGCTCGGGCTTTGAGGCGTGGGCTTGTGTGGTGCGGTTTGGCGCGCGCTGGTTCGCTATGGGTTCCGCCAGCAAGTCGCCGATCCAGCCGCTGGCCAACGCAGCGGAGCACGTCGCCGCTTTGGCGGCAGCAGACGACTACATGCGCGAACACGCCGACGCTTCCGAATCCGGCAAAGCCAAGCGTTGGCTGCATCAACCGGCCACGCCGAAGCAATTGGAACTGCTTGGTTTGGAACCCATAGCCGGGCTTGGCGTGACGAAATATGAAGCGGCTTGCCGGTTGACGTGGAAATTCAACGAGCAGCGCATTCGCACCGCGCTACACCAACAGAAAGGATAAAGATATGCCACACCCGATTAATAAAAACCGTATGTGTGTAAATTGCAGATGGTGGGAACCAGAAGGCTCCAGCCAAGCAGGCAGAGGGATTTGTCGCGGCAATCCGCCCACAGGGCACCCCAATTTCACTTGGAGCGTGTTCCCGCCGACTAAGCCGTATGACTGGTGCCGGGCATGGGAGGCTGCACGATGAATACCATGTGGAAACAATACATCACGCGCACCAAAATGTTCCATCTTCGCAATGCGCCACTTATCCCGCAGATGGAAATCTCAGCGCTTGCGGCAATGCTTATCTTCATCACCAAAAACATCGAGAACCACCGCGACGCGACGGACGAGAACAAGGCTACCGCCAAGACGGCAAGCCGGTTGCTGGCGATGGACGTTGCGGCCCCGGCGATCAACATCAAACGCCCAACAGTCACGGCGTTCCTGACGGCCCAGGCGCACCGCTACAACGAGCAGCAAGCGTTCATGCGGTACGTCATCGACCATTTGCCGTCTTACATTTTCCGTTGCCAAGACGTTGACGGCGGACGGCCCTATGAAGCGTTGGTAACGGAAGCCGGTATGCTCGTTCAAAGCGTCATCGACTCAGGCTATCTTGTGCCAGACGATGACAGCCCGACAATCAAGGCGTTGGGCTTGTTGGTGGACATGGTTAACGCCGACGCGCAACACGACATTGACCGCGCCGAGCGGATCGTTAAGGCCGCCAAGCGCCGCCTGCCGGAACACCAACGGCGACTGAAAGACCTTGGCCTTTTTAAGGAGGCGTGGACATGAACGAGGCGCTGTTATGGGTGGCCGCGCTGCTCATCAACTTCATGGGCGAACCATGCGTCATTGTGACGCACGCCAGGACCGAGCAAAACCGCACTATCGTTGAATGCGTCGAACACAGAGGATCCGATGATCGAACAATCTACATCATCCACAAAGACGGGCGAATTGTTCGCGGTGGAAGCCGTCAATAATCCCCTCACGCAAGCCGCCTTAGCCGCCTTCCCAGATGCGCAGATCACCGCCATTCGCCAGAAGGACGCAGACGGCAACGTCATCATGGACTTTGACCCGGAACCATACGGCAGGTTCGCCGACATGGTGCAGGCGCACATTGACGAATCAATGGAGACGCATCACCAGGAGCAGGAACCGCGCTCTTACATCGGCGCGTCGCGCATCGGCGACGAGTGCGAGCGAATGCTAGCGTATGAGTTCCACCGCACCCCGAAGGACGAAGGCCAGGAGTTTCAGGGCAAGACCCTTCGCGTGTTTGACATGGGCCACGACGGCGAAGACCGCGTAGCGTCTTACTTGCGGCAGGCAGGATATACGCTGGTGACGCACAAGCCGGGCGGGGGACAGATTGGTTTCACCGACGCCGTTGACCCGGCGACCGGAAAGCCGCGCTTCGCTGGTCACATCGACGGAGTGATAACGAGCGGACCCACTGACATGGGCATTGGTTATCCATGCTTGTGGGAGAATAAGGCGCTGGGCGACAAGGGTATCAAGGCCCTTCGCAAGCGTGGCGTTGAAAAAGAAAAGCCCGTCTACTTTGTGCAGATGCAGCTTTACATGGCGTACCTTGGTCTA